CTATCAATAGGTAAAATATTATGTTTCAGAAGAGATCCAATGCCTGGATTTAGAACTTCGTAAAGCTGAGCACCTGGGTGGTTCTCTCCAAAGCCAGTAAGCGCAATCAACAAAGGCAGTTTTATCAATCCATTAGGAACATGATCTGTGTAGGCATAAACCTGCGTGTATGGTTTCTTCGATGGTAATGGATGTTCAACGTATTTCTGCCCGAAAGCCAGCGCAGGAAGTAAGAGTAAAAAGAGTAGTTTTTTCATTTTGTTTTAACTTTAACACTATCAATCGAAATTCTTTTTCGCAAATCAATTAAAGCTGCTTCAAGATTTCTGAAGTATTGAGTTTTGTTTTTCTCATCAATAGTAGGATCATAAATAATTGTGCGCTTATACTCATGCGATAATTGCAGTAATAATTGAATGTCGTTCAATGGAACCTTGGCAAACTTCTCATATTTCACAGAGTCTTTTTTCTGAGCGAAAGCACCATAAGCCAAAATCGATAATAGGATAATTAGAAATAATCTTCTCATTATTCAATCGGTTTAGCCTGATCGCCTGGGAGAACATTTGCAAGCGTATTATAAACTACGTCGAGACCTGCACTATTCAAAATTTCTGTATCCGTTGGCTGTCCGTTACCATCTAAAACAGGCACGCCATTATAATTTGAAAGCCAGAATCTTGCTGTGACTGTCATATCCACTGAAGATGCACCACCACGCAAAAAGAAATTAGCATAGTTAACTTGCTTTTGCCACTGAAGATTCGCTGGTGTCTGCGGTAAGTAAACATTAGCCTTGGAACATAATGCCTGATAGATACGATCCCTGAAGGATTGAGTGGAGGCTAATGTGGCTTTCTGACTTAATGTGAGTTGCGCAGATGCAGCAAAACACATGAATGAAAATAAAGTGATTAAAATGTATTTTTTCATATCGTTAAAAAATTATGGTGCTGGTTCAAAAAGAATGTAATTCAATGTACTCACATCTGCTGTGTTAATCGTTCCTGCCGCTATGTTTGCCTGCAAAGTTACAGTATTTGCGGTACATACACATTGATAAGTTACTGTGGCGGCCGTTGTGTTAGGTGTTACTAATGTAGTCAAGCATCTTGTAGAGGTGGTTACCCCTGAAACGGTTACAGCTTTAGTTCCTGCCACTAACGCAGTCTGTCCCATAAAACCACCTGATCCCTCTTTTATTGATATCTTATTACCTAAAGTATTTAGCGTAACATTCCCGGCTATGGACCAATTACCATCATCTGTGAGTGTTGTTAATGCCGTGTTGCTACTATTCGCCCATCGGGTGTTAATCGTACTGGATGTGGTCCCGGTGCCCCTGATATCAAGTTCAGTAGAGGCAGTGATTGTTGTACCATTTAAAAGCATCTTACCAGAATTGGCTAGGAAAGCATAATTATTTGCAAGCCCTGTAGTTCCTGTTAATGTTGGATGATAATAGAACCCACGTATATCCCCCGCCCACGTTCCTGAAGTGTTGACAACTCCATCAATTTCATAAGCACTAAAACTGTTTGTTCCGCCACTTGCTTGCCATGCTATTGATGATAGGAATGCACTTGTTAAAGCAGCGCTACCAGAAGCAGGTGAGAGCGTTCCACTGGCTTTAACATACGCCCCGCCTGTTGCCCCTGATCCAATATTTTTAATTAATAAGGTAGCCGAAGCATTAGCATAAATATCCACATCAGCCGTACCGTTGATGAAGAATCCTATTTTTGCATTATCATTAGTCGTTACATTTCGAAGGTTAAAACCGCCTGTCGCCCTAACCTCACCACTGGTTTGAATTGCCGCTGTTAAGGTTGTGCCCGGTGGTGTAAAACTTCCTACCTTCATTTTACCGGCTTCAATATCCAAAGCATAGCCTTGTGTAATCGTTACGTTTGTGGATGCCGTTGGGGCATCGCTTATAGCCAAAGTAGCGGCCTTTGTGATAGTAATCCCGTTTGTTGTCGCGGTTAATGTAGGAGCTTGTATTCGTGCTATGCGTTCATTTGCTATTGTTCCTCCACCAGATGCGAAATTTACTGTCCTAGATGCATTCAAATTAAAATCAGTGAATTCAGATACAGCTATTGTAGTATGTGCACCTCCTGTATATAATAGACCTACCGGACTACCGCCCGTATGCGCCGCCTGGGTGAATGTCTGAAAAGTATTTGTTGTAGATTCAGAAGATTGGGTCCATGTTGGCTTACCTGTAATCGTAGGGGTTGTGATCGTTGTTGATCCCGTTGTATTCCAAAATGGTGCAGTGCCAGTTAAAGCCGCGGTTAAATTAGTCCATGACGGCGTTACAATCCATGTTGACACACCTGTCCCGGGAGTAGTAATACTAAGCGCCCCTGTACCTCCTGAAGTAGTTACAAATCCATTTGTAGTTAAATTTGAAAGTGTCGAAATATTCTGAGACGTATTAACCGTTATTGTATTTATAGATCGTGTTAATCCGGTTGAAAAAGTTAATGGGAATTCGTAATCAGTTCCACCGGCAGCAATACTCAATACTCCTGTTGTTGTTGTGTTTTTAACAAGACCCGTGTTCAGTGCTCCCAAAAATTGCGCTCCGCTTAATCCGGCATCCGTTGTGCCCTGAACGATGAATTTATTTGCAAAGGCTACGTTTGCAGATCCATCAACGCTATTGCCTGCCAGATTTCGAGCACTTGACCATTTAGGTGCGGATACAATTGTGATTACCGGCGTGGTTGTAGTATTTGCCACTGTAGCATCGCCATTAGCAGAAGTTACACTTGTAACAGTTCCGTTTGTTGCTGGGTTGGCCCAAACTGGAACGCCACCAGAAACTGTTAGGATCTGTCCTGATGTTCCGATGCCTCTACGTGCTAAATATCCACTTGATGCCCTATATGGCAGATCACCCGTAGCATCACTATTGAAATTCATTAATATACCTGCGCCGGTTACTGAAAAAGCATATCCAGTACCAGAGGCCACTATATTAGTAGCATTTCCACTAAATGTAGTAAGATTTATATTTCCTGAATTAGATGTAATATTCGCATTGCCATCTTCGGCCACTGTAATATTTGCATCATTACCGCCTTGTACATTTACTGTGAAATGCTCCTGTTCGTCAAAAGTTGTTCCATAATTTCCACCAGCGCCACTTATAATAGCATTTGAAGTTTGTGTGCCCCCCAAATCAACTGCCGTTCCATTTGCTGTTGTTCCGCTTCCATCTGTTAATGTTCCGCCACCAGATCCTGAGCCACCCTCCATCACAAAATATGTTCCATTATAACGAAATCTAATTGATTGCCCCGCTAAAATATCTCCTGATTCCAAATCAGTAAGAGAACCTGATGAAAACTTTTTAAGTGTTATTGCGCCTAAATTACTTGATCCATTATTAATGTTAATAGTAGAAGATCCAGAATTAGCATTAGTAAATGTGAATGTGAATGCTTTATTAATAACATAAGTTGCGCTTGTTATTGTTGCTGTATATGTATTTGTGCCTGATGCAACAACAGACATACTAATAGCTGTATTTATATTAGCAGGCGTATTACTTGCGTTTAATGGCATTATAATTTGTCCATATCCTACGATTGAGCAAACTGTGAGTATTAGTATTAATATTTTTTTCATTGTGCTAATCGTTTTGAAAAGTACTTTTGAACCCATCGTATGCCGAAAATAATTGCTTCAAATCCAATACCAGGGGCTAGATAATAAAGATCATTCCATGATAAGTCAGTTCCTACAATATCACCTAATTTAGAAATATCAATTTTCATCTTACCGATTATAAGTAGAATGAAAATCATAACGAAAGATCCTGACCATATAAATCTCTTAGCCTTCGCATAAATTGCAAATGAGAAGTTTGTTTGAGGATTACCATCTTCATCAAGTTCACGTCGCCTGATCTCCATTTCAGCTATGTTCCAAGCTAACCACGCTAAAAGTGTAAGTAAGAATTTCATAGTCTTTAGAATATAGTATTTTCAAATATCCAATCATTAGGATCTGTTGTGGATGCATTATCAACTTTAGCCGTCGCTATACATTCATCAGGTAATGGATTTCCATTTTTATCAACTAATGTGCACAATTCCGGATCTAGTGATTTTGTCCCGTAAAATCGCTGCCATTGAATGGAATTCGCTGCGAAAAAATTACTTGACATATCCCAACTTGTCATTGAATCAATGCGAGCAAGTTTCCAAATTTTAGGTGTTACTGATGTATAATCAGCAGGCTTTATTTTATTTGGGGTAACCTCATCATCTTCAGGACTTGTCCCTAATCCATCAACGAGCTCATAAGTTCTAAGAACATCATTATTATCAGTATCTCGAAATGTAACAAATATTGATGTTGACTGTGATACTGTCGAAATAGCCTTCAATCCAGTTATTGTTGATATGCCAGGCTTCAATCCCTTTAACCCATCAAAAGCATTATCAATTACATTAGGGAAACTCTGCACAACAGCATCAACAAAATATCTCAAAAATTGAGCTGTTATAAATCTAATCCCATTGGTCTTAAAATAACCAGAACTGGCTTGATTGAAATTAGCATTTATGGTTGACTTATCACTTGCTGCCATTATGCATTAAAGTCTAAATTAAAATCAAAATTGAATTCTGATAAATCAACAGGAGGCTCACCATCATCCCCGGTCTTAATATTTACCAAATTTACATTATAATAACAATTTTTATCATCAAAAACGAGATTTGTATGACAATATCGGTCAGAATTGCCATTATCTAAAAGCCAATTTATATACCGGATTACTGAATAAGATCGCCCTGAGCCATATAATTTTTGGCATGGATCAGATAATTGTGTAGCGAAATCATTGTTCAATATTTCAAGTAAAAGTTTCTGTTCGGTTATTGAATGTCGATGCCAATTTTGTGTAGGTGTTCCATCTTCAAGTCTAAAGTAACCATTATAAACTTCTGCTGAGTTATTAAACTCAGGAGCATCGCCCAAAAAAACAGGCTTTGTTAAAGTCGATTTTGAAAATTGATTAACAACTTTTGTATAACTGGCATTTTCAGGAGGATCTAAAAGAATACCATCCGATAAAATGTAAGTTGAAATCTTTACATTATCGAAAAGTATTTGCTTTGTTAACGCAACAGCGCCACCTAAGAAATAGCTTTCTTGCAATAACCATTGAACAGGATTTGTAGACACATTATAATCATCAGGTCTAATGATCTGCGGTACGCTTTCCGGCGCTGTTGAAGCCGCTGTTTTATAATAATATGTATTTGGACCATCAGTAGTATATACTCGCTGATCACCAATACCAGCCGTACCAAGTGCACGAAGTCCTGCCAGTGTTTGAAAATCTCTGTAAGCATGATTATGAAAGTAAAAAAATAATTGAACTGTGGCATTGTGAATGCTGTTGTTTAAACCAAATGGCCCTAACTCAATTGTTTTGAACTCATTAAAATCTTCAATGAAGATATTGTTTTTTATATCTTGTAAAGGATTTATGTCATATTGCGTGTTACTACCATAAGTTGGTCTGAATTCATATTTATCGCCAGTGTCATTATTGACAATTACCATTCGCCAAGCTATCCGAAGATATTTTACCACATAGTTAGGAATCGCTGATACATCAAAGAAAACTTTGAAAGAATCACCCGGGTCTAATTCAATTGGAACAGGATTAGAATAAATGTAGCTGTCATTTTCTGGATCTGATGTTATTGAAGGATCATAGTTTATATAAAGCGCACCGGTACTATTATCAGAATCAACATTCTGAAGACCATAAGTCATTCCATTTTGCCCTAAAAAGATATTCCAGTTCTTAAAAAACTGTCCCCCTGGTGTTGGCTCTAAATCCTTTTTCTCAAAACGTCCTTCATCAATTAAGTTACCATCCTTTGAAAGATCGTGAGTGATAATAAACTTTCCGTAATTCTGATTGAATGATAAAGTCTGACTGCGTTCTTTCCAAACGAAATCTTGCCCAACTGTTGGGCCGTAGATATTTTTGGCAACCGTTGAAACAGCGAATCCTATATATTCTCCTTTAAAATCAAATTCACGATATGTTTTAGTTGTTGAAATCGAATATTCTATCCTTTCAATCCACCATACACCATTTGATTGAAATAGACGCGCTCCAAAAGGCTCTAATATTGCTTTAACAACAAACTCACAATCTTGAGGCGTATCTTTACCATCATAGAAAATATCTGCCTTAATAAAGGCTTGTGCTAATGGATCATCGTTTGAGGTTTCATCCATGTTAGCGTCAAACACATTTACGCATGATCTTATGTTGATACCAAGCGAAGTAGATCCGAGCATTTCAGATAAAATCCTGATTGCGGATATTTCGCCTGTAAAATCATTGCCTGATGTATCTAAGAAATCATAATTCTTTAAATCTGCAAGTCCGTCAGTTGCTGTAACCGTTGTGTAATATGGCCCTAACAAATCAGGCTTTGTGTTGAACTGTGGAATAATATAACCAGTCCATTCTAAGGTAAATCCATCACCGCCTTCAACTGGTAAAGGAATTCTAACAAATGAAATTATCTCAAATGAAACTACGCTGCCATCGGTAGCTGTGATTCTTATTTTAGCAGCCCCTGCGGGTGCGGTGAAAGTATAATTTCCTGAATACGTTCCTGCTGTTCCTGTTAAAATGTATGAAGGCAATAAAGTTGTAAATGAATCATCCACAACATCAATGGTAATAACCCCTGCATTTGATGAACTTGAAATTTCATAATCAAAAGAATATTCATTGCCAGTTACAAAAGAAACATCAGCACTCGTTGTAAGAGTTGTCGCATCCCATGATGTAAAAGATAAATCAACCAATTGAAAACTTAAACTTGTTGCTGGTGTTGTTCTGGTTATCCTTACTCCAATATAGGCCACTTCATCAGTGGGTGTAATTACAGGCGCATAAGTTTCTGTAGGTGATCCGCTGACAGAGACATTACGTGACTTTTGATAAAGTCCGACAATTACATTTGAAGAATTAAATAGCGCAACTTCAAAAGTTCCTACGAAAGATTGTGTGCCTGTAGTTATATATTGAATTTGAAAATTAAAAGTATAAGCATATCCCGCAGAAGCGACAAAATCATTCATAAACCATTTTGTACTCTGTGGTGTGGCTGGCCCCACAAGATCAACGCGTCCTAATGTGAATGGTGGCCCTGTTCCCCACGAATTCACACCTCCGCTAAAACCATCATTAAAGAAATCACTCATACCTGATAGTGTCGGAGTTTCTGGCAGCGTAAGGGGATCGATTTCAGGTACTGGAATAGGCTCTAATGTTTCACCAGTATCTTTAAAGAACTTGACTAGATATTTACGATCGTCGGCTGCAAAAATATCATCATACTTATTCTCTTCATTCAATTCGGTCAGTAATTGCATTTCAAGTGAACTTGTCACTATCGATTGATAGGGATCATTTTCATTTCCGAAATGACTTACAATTATTGGCGTTTCCCCTGCGCAGATTTCTGTTTCTTCCCCTTCAAATGCGCGCTCTAAAATTTCTAAGCGTGTATCCATTCCGTTCAAATCGGTATACTCCATTTTCCAACGGATACCATATTGCTTTGTAACAGGAACGACAATTACGATTGAATCAATACAGCCACCTAAACCGTCTTTCGCATAAACAGTGTAAGTGCCTGGTAATTTGTTTGCGAAATTTCCTGAAGTTTGGCCTTGAGTATCATAATCAAAGGCAACATCATCAAGAAAATATTTTACAATTCCATTTGAACTATATGCAAATACTGAAAAGCTACCATCTGCTGTTGAAGGCCCCGTAGTCTCTGTTATTACCGTTCTGCCAGCTTGAAAAAGTAGGTCACATATAGGACTAATTACACAAAGTGAGCTATTCAAATCAAGCCCTAAGGCCGCATAAGGTAATCCAGGAATTACCCGAGTATACTTTAAGGTTGTACCATCGCAGAATTGATAAAGATTTGAAGATGATGAAGGAAATACGCGAGTAACGGCGCCGCCATCACCATAAAATAAATTTGGCCCTGAAGATAATGGCCCTGAAATTATTGATGCACCGTTATAATCTGCTGTTAAATATGCACTATAGGTTTCCGTTGAATCATCAAAATAGCATTGAATGTAATAACCCGCTTGGAATGATGCAAACGGGCTGTTAAATGTTGTTGTGATTTGATATGTAAGTACTTTTATCATCCTGGTTTTATACGTTGATCTCTGATATTTTGATTACTCAAAGTTAATGCTAAATCATTACCTGAGATATTAAATTTTCCAGTTAATTCTAATTGCATTGTTTGTGTTGATGTTTGAAATTTTTGTGTAGACCCTGTTTGAAATCCAGAGTTACCACCGTTGTAACTTGATTGTGAAGCATTTAAAGCAGCCGAGGCAGCACCGGCAACAGCAAGTAATGCAATACCTCCAGCGATTGCAGTATAGGGATTCTTGATTAATTGTTTTGCGGCCAATGCTGCAAAACCCGCAGCAACCAATATTTCACCAAGTTGTTTTGCAAATCCAATAACAGCTTTTAGTATTGCCTTTCCAAAATTTTCAACACCCCCGTTGCCAGATAAAGCTTCACCTAAAGTATATGCCATATCAGAAACAGCATTCGCAATTCCATTTGAAATAGCATGCCCAATATTTATAAATTTTTCTTCAACTTCAACGGCTTTTATTTTTACATTATCAAGCGCATCAGCAGTTTCATTGATTGAATGTATTGCATCTTTGGAGACACCAATATCAATTAAAAATTGTTGCCCAGATAACTTAGGAACTTCAGCAGAAATATTTGTCGGTAATGCCTCTGTTCTTCTTTCATTGAACGGTAATGATTCTTTAAGACTTTTTAATCTTGCTTCAGTTTCTTGAATTAAATTTTCAAAATATCTGATTGCATCGATAGTAAATGCCTCAGTCTGTGCCTTTTTGAATTTTTTTAAATCTTCTTCAGCCTGTTCAATTAATCCTTTTGGAATAATTTTTACCTCTTTTTCTCCTTTTCGTACTTCAAGATATGTTTGTTTGATGAGCTCAATTATTCTCTGAAGGTCACTTATATTTTTTGAATTATCACTAAAAATACTACTGCCAGTAGTTTTTATTTGCTGATCTCTTAAATCTTTAGCCTCTTTTTCTTTCTCTAATTGTTTATTAAGAGAATCAATATAATCTTGGGCAGCCTTTTTTAGATTTTTATAATCGTAACTGGTATTTCTATCAACGAAAGAACTGAATTGTGCTAATGCCCTCTCATTGAAACTAAGCGATTTGTTTACCTCACCTATTATTGTTCTGAATTTATCAGCCTCTTCAGAAGTTAATTTATACTTATCAATTAAAAAATTTACTTGTGGAGCTTCGATATTTTTACCTAACTCTTGTCTTAAAATTTTAAGTTTTTCAGTTAAATTATCAACTATTTTTGGAGTGTCAATATATTTTGCAAGGTGGTCAACAACAGTATCAATTGAGTCCCCAGTGCCTGAAAGGCTATTTAAAATATACGTTAAATCTTCTACTTCGCCTTTGATAAATTTTGTTTTCGCTATTGCAATGATTAATCCATCATAGGCAGATGTCATTTTTGTAGTTGCTCCTATAAGATCATCATTCAAAACGAGAGCTGCCGCCTTCGATGCTCCAGCCACATCGCCATAAGCTTTTGCGGCTTCTTCAGTCTTTTTTGTATTCTCAGCGAGAACCAATAATGATGCATAGGCGGTTCTACCTACCTCACTCATGGCCTCCGCGCCAGTTAGACCTTTATCGGCAAGCGCTTTTAACTTTTCTGATAATGTTCCTGTGCCAGTCCCTAAATCAGTTATGATTTTACGTAGTGATGTTCCGGCCTGGCTACCACGTATACCGGCGTCAGCCAATGTGCCTAATAAAGCGGTTGTTTCTTCAATAGAAATACCAGCATTAGCAGCAATTGGGGCAACGTATTTTATAGCCTCTGAGAAATTTTCAAGCCCTAAAGCCGTTCTGTTGAAAGAAGATGCCATGACATCAACAATGCGTTGTGTCTGATTGGCATTTAAATTAAATCCACGTATAATAGATCCGGCAACATCCGCAGACTTCGCAAGATCCTCACCGGTTGCTGCGGCTAAATCGAGTGTCGCTGAGGTGGCGGCTAATATTTCATTTTTTGTAAATCCTAATCGACCATAAGCAACTTGTAATTGCCCTACCTGATCAGCAGTGAATTGAGTTGACCTGCCTAATGATTTTGCATTCTCTTCAAGCTCTTTGAAGCCTTCTCCGGCTTCACCGGTAATGGCCTTTACCGTTGACATCGTATGTTCGAATTGCGCAGCCGTTCCAATGGCATCTTTTATACCATCAATTACTTGCTTTATCCCAAAGCCAATACCAATAGTTTTAAGTGTTCCGTTAAGGCCGTTAATTGCGTTTTGAAAGGCTTTTGCTTGGCTGGAAGACTGAGACATGACGGCCCCGAATTCCGCATTATTTGCGGTAATTAAAACAGCGAGCCTTGCCAGTACATCATTTCTTGCCATTTCGTTTGTTTTTCGGGGTAAACCTATATGCCATTTCCTCTAATGAAATGATCTGTTTTTCTCGTGGCAAATCACTGCCTTCTACTTTTGTGTCATAGCTAAGTTTAAAAAATTGATCTGGTGTAACATCTTTGGCACCATTAGCATTAGCGAATAGAGCCATGAATGACCGTGTCATTTCTATGGTCAACTCCTGATCTTCTTTGCGCTTTTTATTCCGCTCAAATACCCGTAAAGTATACAAGTGAAACTCTTGTAATGTCATCCGATAGAATTCCTGATAAGAACACGGAAATTCAATTACAGCAAAAGCACAATACTCAGCTACTCCCCATCCTTCTGAACCCCCTCCGGTTGAGGGGGGCCTATATTTTTTATTTTCATCACCTTCAAGGCTTCCGTGATGAGCTTCATTGATTCTTCAATTCCCCATTCATCAAGCCAGAACCCGACCTCATTTATTTTGAATTCTATCGGAATGTTTTTCAATTCACAATAATTGGCCGCGCCTGCATACATAATTGCAGAGATTATTTTAATTTTTGGCTTTTTCTTTTTGCCCGATTCTCCATCATCCTGAAGATCCATTAGAATGTCATCAAAAGAGGCATTCAAAATTTCTTCAACTATAGAGAAGGCATACATGGTAAAGCAAAAGCCAATTACTTTGCCTTTAAAATCTTTTTCGATCATAGATTATGTATTAAATAATCTGGCCTCAGAGCGTGGGCTTACTGTGCCAGTCCAAGTAGATGGAGCATTTAATGGGCCTTCCCATGTAAAGGCACTAATGAAACCTTCAGCTTCCAAGTAAGGATCGTCAGTGTTGCTTGTTCCAAATCTGAAAGTTGCTGTTCCTTTTGTTTTCCAAAGTGCAACAAATTCAGCGAAGCCTTGAACGCTATCAAATTTCACGTTCCCATTAATTGATATTGTCCACCCTTGAATCCCTGGTATAGTAGTTCGCGCTCCGTCATCGTCCTTACACGTTGTTTCGATCTCTGCATTTGTACCGTTGAAGGTGGCCCCTGTTGAGCAGCCGATGAGTACATCGTCCTGATATACCCCAACGATATTACCGTTAATGTGTGATGTTGTCTTTGCCATCTTCTTTTGGTTTAAAAAAATCTGTTTTCAATTTTACAAACTGACTGTTTCGATCAACTCTAACAGCTATATTTTTACTAATCAATTCCTCTTCTAATTCAGGTACTAAAGTTGCCTTAGTGCCGTACACGAATACTTTTTCTTTATGCTTATGCCTGCGTTTAAATTGTATCATCGTATTACCATACATCCAAAATCAACAATTGCCGCATATGATTGCGCTGGTTCATCAAATCCATCAGAATCAGTCTCATACCAAATAGAACTGAAGTTTATTCCAGCATCTGTCACCGATTCTTTACCATCAAGTGCCCCGCGTATAGCTTCAGTCATTGCATCACGTTCAATATAATTCTTTACATATCCTATTGCTCTGAATTTGCATTCATCCAATGTGCTAACACTGTGCTTATCTTGCGTAGGGACTCCAGGTAACTTAAATACAACTATATAAGGTGGCTCTTCTTTTTGCGGAGCTCGTACCGGATACACTTTGTATTTATTGGCACTTTTGTTCTGACCGACTACAGCCTGCACGCCAGTATCCTCAGTCAATATTTCAATTATGCCCTGTATCATTTTACAAAGCTTCCTTTCAATTCACGCTTCATACGCGCAACAATTTTTTTGCTTAAAATCAAAACCATGCTGTCAATTATCTTTCCGTTAGTCTGAAGAAAAGCAGGTTCAATAAATGGTTCTGGTTTTAACTTTCCTCTCTTGGTTCCTTTTCGATAAAGGCCCTTTCCTAATAATTCACGAACAGCAGTTCCAAATTCAATAAGGTGAGCAGCAAAACCTTTGTAACCTCCTCGTCTACGTGGCCCAACCACAACCCCGCCAACATCATCAGAAGCCTTTATGATACCAATTGAGTTAACCAGGTTGTGCGTTGCTCCTATCGGAGCTAGTGCCTTCTCAAGATCAACCAAAGGTTTGGCTGCAGTCCGTGAAGTAGCAGTAAGAATAGGGTAAGTAACCTCTGACGGTAACCCAATCAGAAGATTATCCAACTCTTTAATTCCTGTTACTTTCAAACTTGCGCTCATGTTTGATATTCCTGTTTAGTTCTACCTTTAATCTCTAAAAATCTTCGCCTCACAGTTTCATTTATCGAGATAATGTCATAAATAAGACCATCATCGTCATATAATCTGTTTAACTCAGTAATATCAGATCGATACCTGACAGTAAATATTGTAGTTCGTATCTCGGTTAGCTTATCAGCCTCATATCTCTCATCACCAAGCCTGGCTATACCACTTTCTTCTTTCTTTGCTGGTACAGTTGGATCCGTTGCTATATTTTGCCAGCCTTGCACCTCATCCTCGTTAAAGTCATTTTCAACGATGACTTTTTCCTGAAAAGTTACTGTTCTGTCAAAGTCTCCGATTTTATATTTACTTGCCAGCATTGTTTCAAATGTTCAATTTCTTTCAAACTCAGTTTTTCAAGTAAAATATTCAAATCAAAAGGCTCTCCAAGTAAATGATTAAATTTCCAAATGTTAGTTTCCGATTTAACATCAATAACAAGTGGAATATTACTATCCGGCACTTGCCAGTATTTAAATCCTTTCTTGTACAGACTAAAAACGCTTTGGTTATCAAGTCCCTTATTAAGCTTGTCAGGCCATAAAACAAAGTCCATTGCCTCCAAAGCTTTTCTACTAATCATTCTGCCTGCGCCATACGTTGACGAACTTGTATACCGTCTGCATGATCCGGATTCAGTATCAACAAAAGCACAATCACCAATCCCGAAGAAATCATATTTCACGTGGAACTTTTTGTATACATCTAGTAGATCATTAAGGATTAAGTCATCACTGCCTATCTCCATCAAAAAATCAAACTCAAATTCACGTGCTTTCTGAAGTCCTACATTCTTCTTTTTACCAAGCGGTAAGTTTTCGTGCATTATCCATTTGACACCATACTTTTCACAAAGTGATATCATAGATTCTTCACTGATCACCGCCAGAGTTTCAAAAGTATAATCTGGATGTTCTTTCATCCGATCAATACCCATAAAACACAATTCAGTAATTTCAGGCCTTTTCCAAATTGCCAAGTAAATTAGAATCTTAGTCATAGTTAGCGTTCCAAGTCACCCTGATACTATCCAACAATGTTTTTGAATTCCAATTTATTTCAGTCATAGATCCTGGCACTTCATCCTGTTTGTTTTCAAAGAATGATGCTACTTGCAATAAAATAGCTTGCTTAACAATTGGTAAATACTCTTCTGATGTATCTGCATCTAAATCAATACCAGCGGTGTATTCAATTGTCACCGCATTCGGCATTATATTAGTCGAAGGCCATGAACTTACTGGCCTTAACCTGGCTACTGCACTATGATCATCAAAATAAAAATCGGTATCAACCGTTAATGTTTGATCCGCGCCTTCAGTATCGACATAAGTGAATGATGTAATTTCCAAAACAGGCCCGTATGGCAAAATTATTTCGCTATATGGATTTGTCATCGCATGCACTCCATAACGATAAGGCCACGGCCAACAGCTTGGAAATCTATCCAGCTTTATAACTCTTGTCTGAGTTACAAAACTTAATCCGGCATCAGCTTCACATATTCGCCTTGCGGCTTTTATAAGAGCACCTATGTAAGCATCCTTAGCGGTTCCAGTAACCTCCAAATGAGTTTTTGCCTCCGCTACCGTCACCGGCTCGGACTCAGGAACTTCCGTAACTTTGCTATATAGGATCATTTAATAATATGCTCTTACTTTTCCGTGATAAACTAGATTGCTCTCTTGTAACCGTCCGCTTTCGCTATTCTCAGAAGTCGCTTTTTTTCGTTTTCAGGAATATCCAAGCCACCCCAAAATTTGATTGCTTCCTCATCACTGAGCTCAATCTTTTCACCTTTTTTTGCTACTATATCTTTTTTGATGCGTGCTTGTGTTTTAGGGTGCTTGCCGTCAACCTGGCGAACAAGAAAATTTTTTACTGCTACGTACTGCATAATAATAATTTTAAGTTTATGAAAAATTGGGCTGACCGAAAGCCAGCCCAAAATATTTTAAGTCAATGCTGGTAGATCGGTTGCATCCCAATCCTTGCAGATTGCAAACTCAAGAGGCTGTTCTACATCCACATCCATGAATGCATTTACAACGAATCTGATTTTACCACCCAAGCGTTGTGTGTAAGGATCTACAAGTAAGTCCATACCGCCCCAGAAACCGGCAATTAGTCCGCCCCAATTGCTTGAATAAGCAATACCGCAAAGATCAGTCTGGCCACCCTCTGAGAAGTTAGCAGGGATGATTTGTGAGGTCATAAATGGTTCAGCAAACAAACGGCCATTGTAATTAGGCTCTAAAATGAAATGACCCTCAACGCCACCGGCTTGCAGTGGTGTTTGGAATAGAGCGAACTCACCCTCAGCGTTAGTTACCCAGCCAACTTGCCCCATGCGTGCATTTGCGATTTTTGTATCGCGCTTCATGGATAGCAATGCGGCATAGGTCATGTTGTTAGCGGATCCGGAGCCAGTTGAAAGCACATTCACGCCAGCCATGTTGAACAAGCCAGTAGTTTGATTACCAGCACCTGAGCCGTTGAAAATTTGCTGATCAACTGTAATTGCATAGCGCAATTCAAGCTTCTTTCTCAACCATGGCTCAACGACAAATACTGATTGTTGCAACATTTGTAATGTAACATCAACATAACCACCAAAACGTTTTGGTGAAATGCTCACGTTATCAAACGTAGGAGTTGTTTCGTCAACGTCCGAAGTCTCAGTTTCAAAGCTGAAAGCCAGGTCGCCAGTTTCACGTGGCCACTGAACGTTGCCTTGTAGTCCTTGCAGGAATGTTACCCCTAACTTATCAGCTACAGGCATTGGATTCAAGAATGGAATAACTTTTCCGCCATATTCAGTAAACACAACATCTGGACCTTCTGTACCTACGCTTAGAGGTGCGGAGGTCATCATTTTGCGTTGTCCAATCTTGATGAAGCTGTGAGGAATTGAGATAGTTCCACTCAATTTAATGCCTGCTTCCTTAGCTTCAGCAATAGCAATTTGTCGTACTTCTTCCTCCACTCCATCAAGTGCCTTGCTTTCCATTACAAGATTAAAAGCGCGTGAAACCTTAAACTTTTTGGCTGTTGCTTCAAGTTCTTTGTGTTCACTTGCATTATCCTGCGGTGCACCTGGGATATTTGGAGCAGCGGTAAGTTTGCGTTTAGCAATTTCCTTGCTCTTTTCTTCAATTTCTTCAGCTACTTTAATATCTGAATCAATTTCGCTTAGCTCAATTTTCAAAGCCTCCCATTCTGCTTTTTGCTCTTTTGTTAGATTTGCTTTTTCAGCAGCACTAACAAGGGCTTCGATTTTATTTTCAACCTCGACCCTCGATTCTTTTAATTCTTTCAGTTTTTTCATTTTTTGACTTGTTTAAAGTATTCTTTCATATTCACTAAATCGGGGTCGGGCCCCTTAAGTGCTTGTTCAATCATTTCAGGATCTAAACCGGATTGTCTTTTCTCTACCATGTCCAAAATTTCCTGAACTTTCATTCCTTTCAAATCATTCATACTCAATTCAGGTACGTATCTCTGAATGAATGATAAAGCTGAGAATGTGTGACTTTTTAATGATCGCTTTAAGGCCTCCGGATCAGCAGGAATATTCACAACACTCCATTCTACTAAAGTCTGACCTGGAAAATTTATTGTGTAATCGGTAACGTCTCCTTTGTCGTTCTTAACATACTCTTTTTTTAAAGGCCCATTTGGTAATACTCCTGTACTTGATGAATTCAAAGAGCCAAAAATTATCTTTCGGAAAACTTTTTCAGCCATTGGATTTAAGTCAGCAGGTTCAAAAGTTGCCTTGCTCATCAATACACGACTACCTTTATACGTATCCATCCATGCATTTGCTTTCGCTATTACATCATCAGGATTGGGAGCCGAACACATATTATCTCCATAAACATTATGTTGATAACCAACGATAGGATTGGAATTGAATGCGTCAAGATTCCATTTTGACCAGTCATAAATGAATTTATTTCTATGCGCTGCGCCTGTAGACTCAGCAGCAATAACGAAAGTAATTTCACGTGTACTTTCAACCGTACTCTTATCTATTTGAGCCTCGAATACTGATTGATGATATTTTATTGCTGGTGTTTCCATTTAATTTATATGCTCAGCGTGATTGAAACCATTAACTTTTTTCTTTTTATCCTTCTTAGCTTTTTTAAAGCCAGGATCAGTAGGAGCAACTTTATTTTTATAAAATTCTCTCAATTGATCAATAGGAATAAGCGCACCTTGAACTGTCATAATGTCTCCACCTGGATAAGAATTCATTTCTTCCATAGAGCGCATTTCATTACCATTAAGACCACCTATATTTCGCATGGCCGTGTAATATGCAGCCCGAGCCTGAAGATCACCACGTAAAAGACCACCCATATTAAATTTTAAGTAAGTGTTTTTCTTTTCCTTTTCTGTGAAAAGCTTCATGTTGCATTCTTGCTCAATTATTCTGCAAATAGGCGCTATTGTATGTTTTGCATAGACTAAATCAGATTGCTCAGCATTTGCCCATGTTGCACGTTCATAGTTCTGAACAAAAACAGGAGGCATTTGGAATATGCCACATATCTTCTGATCACTCATGTTAGAAGACTCAATATAAGCAGCCTGATCAGCGGATAAAATCAATGGAGTGTATCCCCATTTACCAGATAATAGCGGCGTGCGCCCTGATTGTGTATCGTCTGACCAACTCTTTTGATTCTCTGCCCGTTGTGTTGGTGTTTGTGCGCCTTCGTATGTTAAAAATCCGGGAGGTTTTTGGCCTAACGTCATTGAAGAATACCGTTCTTCTCTGAATGCTTTTCCGAACTGAATTTGATTTAATCGGATTGGCGAAATGCCTATAAGGCCATCATAAGAGAACCAACGAAAATGCAAAACATCCCGTGAAGGATACATTTCACCATTTATTTTATACCATGCTTCACCACCAGATTTTGTGCAGTCCCATTCACCGGGACAAATAAGATCAAAACTTGTTGGTCTTTCTTTAAGGTCCCGATTAATGCCTATTATGCTATTACCCCATGAATCAGAATGAATCATGGATGATAAAAACATATTGGCTGAACTCATGTAGTTGTTAGGCTCATGAGCCAATGGATAGTAAGCAGGATGATCAGTCGTAACGTTTTTTTGGTCCCCTTCCTCACGATAAACATTAATGGGAAGTGATGCAATTGTTCTAGCCCGAACATTTATGCAAGTAAAAACAGTTGCAAGCCCGTGAGCCCTCTTTTCTGTTACAATTTCATTTGAAAAATTATCGTGAAATCCGAAAGCGTTCATTGCCGCCATCGTTCCCTTTAAATCGTAGGTATCGGTCGCGCTTTTTTTTGCGCCCCATTCAAGATTGAAAGAACCAATTTGAATTTTGCCAGCCATTACGCGAATAACGAAATATTCTAACCTATGACGTTGGACATTACGGCCAAATCATGCTAAATTGCGTAAACCAACGTTAAAACTATGGCAAAAAATCTTTTGCAGGCATTCGATGAAGATTTTATAAGAGAAATGAAGCAGGCAAGATCTAACCCTGAAGCTTATGAGCGTGCAACTCAAAAATTTGAACAGCAACATGGATTTGTTGCATTCAATAGCTATGATTCATTCCGAAAAAAGAAGAAAAGAGGATTAAAATAAAAAGCCCGAGTCCCTTATTTACATTTCTGCTTTCAGATATTCCCGGGCTTCCCGTTCGGATTTATTGAATCGGTATGCATGCTGCAAATCTACGCAATTTTATGTTTCCAAGTTTCATGCCAATAATAAAAACTTAATGCCGATATCCCTAAGTAGCTTTTGTCCCTGGCATTCAATTTTCTATCATCACACACTAAAAAACCTTCATTTTTAACGAAATCCAATGCTTTTTTTATCAATTCAGGCATGTTTTTAGGCTTATTATGGAGGCTAAAACCGAGTTTTGGACGCTCAATAAAGGCATTATCGAAGTGAAATTTTCGAAGCATGTTCTTTAAAATGGTCTTGTTTTTGGGGTTTCTGTGCTGTTTTTCAGGTATAGAAAGCGCCATTTCTACCAATCTATGGTCTAAAAACGGGCTCCGCACCTCTAATCCGTGACACATTGAAGCAAAATCGAGTGTTTTATTTAGATCGAATTGTACATAAGTGTTCAATTCAAACCAACGGCCTTTTGCTAGCATGTTGTTAATATCATAATCCCATTTGAATCCAGCATTCTTCAAAAAATCAAATCGGAAAACATGTTTCATTTGAGCTATTGAATTGCTTTCAGTTGTTCTATCGTAACCAAAGAATAATTCATCAGCACCATTGGCGGAAATAGAAACCTTACCATATTTGGCGGTCTCACGCGAAGTTACATAAGGTATTAACGCAGCCATTGAAGGCTCCCCAGATTGAAAAGCAAAATCTTTCAAGCAATCCTCAGTATCAAATTCAGGATTTATTACTTTTAGATTGATATTGAATTTTATTGATGCGCGTCTGGCGTAAGATTGCTCAGGTCCATCTAAGTGAATTGCCTCACCGCCCTGAAATTGACTTGCAACTAATGTACTATCAATACCGCCTGACAAAAAAATATGAATCGGAACATCGGATACTTTCACTTTTTGAATTGCATCTAAAACAAGATCTTCAATACCGTTTGTGTTCTCTTGAAATTTTGGTTCCCAATATTTTTTAATTGTGATCTGATTTGTGTGGAGATTATAAATTAAGTAGTGGCTTCCTGTTAGTTTTTTTATTCCTTTGAATAGTCCATTATCGCCCATTGTTGAGCCTAATAACCAATAGCTTTGTAAGGCATCACGGTCTAATCCCCATTTATCTTGCAGTGCATATAGTGCACCTGGCGAACTTGCAAAAGCGAATTTATTTCCTGAATGATAATAATAAATTGGCTTCTGTCCGAATCTGTCAACAGCTAATGTAATTTCATTTTTATGCGAATCAAATAATCCGAAAGCAAACATTCCGTTAATGTCATTCAGTGCTTTTTCTATTCCGTAACGACCAATATATGAAAGTAAAACTCGCGTATCACTTGATTCACTCCCTAATTCTTTGTAATTATATATCTCACCGTTATAAGTAATCGTGTAGCGATCCGAGCTCATAGGCTGATTACCTGATGATGACAGATCAATTATTGATAATCGATTATGACCGAATACAACATTGAAAGGATTAATTGAAACTTGCTGCCAGTTAATGAAGTCGGGGCCACCTGGTTTTTGATGGAGTACCATTTTGCCTACTACTGAAGGTGGGTAACCTACAGTACCGCTTATTCTACAACACATAGTTGAATTGTTTTAAAATAGAAACGTCAATAATTTCGCTTTCAATGTTTTTACTTTTGATGCATACTTGTACAGGATTCATTGTTTCCCAATTACCTTTTACTGAAAGTAATTCCGGTTCTCGTATCAATAAAATATTTGCTTTCGATTTTACTGCACTATGATACCCTAAATCATCAAGCTTTCTATTTGCAGTCGTGTCAAATATTTTGAATTTAAGTTTTTCAAGCAACTTTTTAGAGTATACTCGACCGGAGCCAAGAGGAAAGTTTATATTTTTATTTTTATAAGTAGAGTGATATAATTTTTTTTCAAGTTCGTCAAACACATACCAAGACGTTAGACCAATCATATCATAACCTTTCACAAGTAATCGTAAACAAGTTTCAATGTAATCGATCCGTAAAATATCATCAGATCCTAAAATGATTAATGGGTTTGCATTTGTTACAATTCCTTTTTGCCATTTTAAACCGAGTGGTTTGTTAGCTTGATAAACTAATTCAATATCAGGAAAAGTGTTGGTATAATAAATGAATTCTTCTTTATCAGAAACAACCAAAACAATTTTTGGCTTTACTGTCTGTTGTTGAAGTAATCGAATGTTCGTTGATGTTATCTTTACTCGCTTATCTGTAGCAATCAACACTACTGGATTAAATCCGCAGATACCACAACATTTTGCACTATCATCAATTGAACATCCTACCATGATTCGATTTTTGTGTCATCTGTTTCTTCTGCTTTAATTGTCTGCCACTGAGCAAGCGCATTGATGGCTGCATAAATACCAACAACTCTACTACCTGATTTCTCTAAACGTATGTCGTTATCTTTTCTCACAACCATGCAGTTACCATTCATCCATGATAAGACAGGATTATTGAAATGCTCTATATCGCCAGCAATTAACATTTCTTCCCACATAGTTGTTGGCATGCTAATTCCTTGATAACCGTGTGAAATTGGGTTTCCTTGTATTCCGTTTTTTATTAATGCCTGGATGATATCACTATTTTCAAGATTATTTTTGTAAGCAAAAGAATGCATGTTGTATTTCGAAAGCGTATCTGTGATCAATTCAAAAACTTTATCATTGTCAGCAACGTCACCCAGGAAAGTTTTAATATATCCTTCATTTACCCAATCAGTGTAACTGTCCGATTCTTTACTTTTTCGATATGCATCTGGCATCCAGAATATATTTTTAATAACAATCTTTCCGTTAATGTCTGGGAAAAGTAAGCATAGTGAATTTAAAAACTTACCTGAAACTATTTCAATGCCTCCATAACAAACATGCCCTTCAAGCTCATCATCAGTAATGCCATGAGTATTTTTATTCCATATCTCCGAAGGAATGAATACCTCAGGAGAATCTACCCACATATTGAAATTAAGCGTCTTAACATCCACCTCGGTAGTGCCGCCCAGGCTTGCTGCATTCAGTAGCATTTCCTGAAGATATTCACGATTGACTGAAACCCCCAGGTTTGGATTACTTTGTTGCCATACTTCAGGATGTGCTAAAAGGTATTCGATGGTGATGTTTGACTCCTTACCATCTATTATTGGCTTGTCCAGTTCGTAAATGATGGGTAGGTAGTTATCCATCTTTAGAATGCCATTCAAAACCTTAATGCCCTGGTCGCGTAGTTCGCTATAGCATGGCCCATTCATGTTAAATCCAGCGGTTGTGAGGTAAGCCATAAGACGCTCACTACGTGCCGCCATTGATGTGTAAATGGATCCGGAGGCCCCGTGATCTGGGCTCATACCGAATTCATCGACAAGCCCCAATGAAGCATTAATACCGTGCTTACCTCCTGCCGTCTTTGCGCTTTTGTCTCCGCCTTCCTTTGATAGTGCCTTGATGAATCCATCCTTTTCAAGGTGGATTACCTCAGTTATATTGCTGCCATAGGTGGATAGCTTAACCTCTTTATCATCAACGAAAGCGTATAAATCTGGTGACTGTTCGATGATTCGCCCGGCCATGTTAACGCATATCTTCGCCTGATCTTCGTTATTAGCTGCGGTAAAAACCTTTGGAGTATTAACCCGGTCATCTGCAAAAAGATGGTTAAGTGATATACCGGCACACTCCGTACTCTTCCCGTTCTTCTTTGAAATTTGCAGGTAGAATTTAGTAAATCGCCTGGTTCCTGTGTCTTTCCTTATCCATCCGGCAAGCTGTTCTAAGTGGAACTTTTGCCAGTTTTCAAGCTTCAAAGGCTTTCCGCGCCAGTCCCCCTCCCATTGAAAGCAGTATCGTTCCATGAAGTTAACCCATTTCACCGCCTCGGTTTCATCGAAATAAATATCGTCTCGGGCAAGATCTGAAAGGAAACGTTCTGCGGCAAGCTTAATGAGTTTCCCGGTTTTAAATGAGTTATACGGGTCTAATACCCAATCGGCATATTCTTTTGCGGAGCTCATAAAATAAAGCGGTGCGTTCTAATTAAACTAATGTCACCAGGGACACGAAGGACTTTAACCTCTATTTCACCACAATATTTTATTTTGTTTTTATTGTCTTGGTACGATGTATGATTGGCATTTTTAATCATTAATACAAAATTTTATTTGGCTGATTATGCAACTTTCATCTTGTTATCTAAATCAAATCCCTTCTTCTTTTCATTCTTACCTCCTACCGGGGCCGTTGCTGGTGATAACTCCAATTCCTTTGCCAATTGATTGGCTTCCCGGTTCAGCATTAAGAACATGCGCAACTTTGGTGAGCTGGCCGTATTAGTAGCGTTCGCCTTATTCGTGTGTTCAACCGTAACCTCTTCGTCTATGATTTCAGAATTTAATTTTGTTAGCTTAGAAGTGATCGTAACATAGCGTTCAAGCATCGGAATGAAAGCATCCGTGTAATTTGGCCTGGCCTTGAGTTGAGCAAGGCACACATTGTAAAAATCATCGAATTCAGCATCAAAACGCCTATTTTTCATTTTCCCCTTTGTTTAAAAAATCCTGCGAGCACAAATTTTTTCGAAAGA